CGCCGGGTTAAAGGGAACCAGGTCCGATTTCAGCGTCTAAGATAGATTTATCACAGAGGTGAATGGTTTCTTCGCAGAGGTTGATCAGGTCTCTGAGGCAGAGAGTTTCATGACTCGCTCTACCAACCAACTCAAGATCGCCCTAGAGTTCGGGCACCGGAGACTTACTTCTTCCCGGATTTGTTTTGCGCAACTGTTGACCCTTCACGAATCACAATCTGCGTCTTCTTTCGGCGCTTCCGTTTCTTCCCATTTCCTTGCGGATTGGCAGCTTGTACAAGTACAGCACCAGCGGGAAGTCCCTGAGGCGCGGGCCGAAGAATAGGGCCAGAAACCGTAGCTAAATTCTTAGCAATGCCTCCAGCCATACCTATAGGCCCTGGGAGGGGTGAAAGCCAGTCACCAATCGTTTCGATCAGATCCTGAAACCATTCACCCAGGGGGTTCATTCGAACCGGAACATCAACTGGCATCCGACTCATGGCATGAGAATAAATATTCAAAGCCATGGCATCATATTCAGCGGAAGGTGTCGCAATTGTAATCTCAGTCAGCTCGGCCAACGACGGAAAACGTTCTAAATAGACCTTTAACGTCAAGTTGTACGAACTTGTAGGATTAGCATTTGTGATCTTTATTCCACACATATGATACGGGAAAAGTTGACACATCGGCGCCGTCATAATGAAATTGCCTACCGTCGGAAACGTAGCTGCAGTCTGTTGGGGAACAGGAAAGATCAGCTGCGCTGTCGTCGGCGAAGTAGACTCATCAAAATTCGGGGGCATAATCATCGGCATCGTAGCACACGGAGCAAAAGGCGGATTCTCATTGGTATGGAAAGTACCAACCATATAAGAACCTTCTTCTGAATTCCTAGTCTGCGTACCCGGGATTAGCATTGCAGATGCAGTATCCACTGGGGGATACCTATACTCACAACCCGACATAGCTCCAAACCGAATCGGAGTTGTCATTTGGGTCCAGGAAAATGTCGTCGGGTCCCGAGGGACCGTCGCATATTTCCAAATAGTGAGTGTTCCTTGCCTGCTTATTACAGCAGTGTCGTCACGAAGTTCCATCCCAATCCCAATGATGCGTGAAGCACCTTGGGTAAAACTCGGATCAACTTCGATGGCGCCAAGATTATTAGTAATGGACGCCACCGTCATAATATCCAAGATACCAGAGGGAGAAAGAAAGACTTGGGCACCACCTAGTGC